GATCTTCCAGGAACTCGTGCATTGAGAGCACCTGCATCTGGTACAACCTTTAAGGCAAGAACTCCTAACACTAGTGATACAAGACTTGAGTTGACAGTAGTTAATGCTGATTTAATTCAACCAAAACTTGATTATATTCAATTTGTTAGAATTGGATCTGAGTTCTTCATTGTTGATAGTGTTGATGGAAGTCTTGATGTTAAGTATCAGATTAAGATGCCTAAGAGTGTTAGGAATCCAAATACTACTGGTACTCCATCTATTAATCTTTATGGTGGTGGTAAAACAACTGTTAATGATGACTTTACCATCAACAGTGGTGTATTCAGAATGTATGGTTCTGATGGTACAACACTAGTTGCTGCTCTTGCTAATGATGGTGGCCACATGGGTGATGGTTCCCTTGATGATGAAGTAACAGGAACGAATGGTTTAACCGTTAAGGGTGCTGGTAGTTTCTACGGTGATCTTAAGGTATTCTGGGAATCATGTCAGGGAACAGGAGTTTGCAATAGCACAGCATCAATCACAATGACTGCTGCTGAAGGTAATCTCTCAATAGGTGATAAGTATTATCAACTGGGTAAGGTTCTTGAAGTAGAATCTGCTACCGAGAAGATGCTTCATATTGATAACCTTGGATCTGCTGGTTCTGGTGGTACTGTTGGTCCTAAGGACTTTACAATCTATCATAACAACGCTATTGATTCATTCGGTATTGAGAAATACTGGACAGCAAATGGTGGTAGAAGACATACATATGTTGCATTTGATACTACAACTGGTATAGGTCAGCAGGAAGCTAATCCATTACAAGTAAATAATAATTATCTTATTAATTCCACTTCTGGAAGTAATATGGTTCTATATTTACCTGATAATCCTCAGACAGGTGATATGATTAGATTCGTTGAACTTAGTGGTAATTTGACATACAACACAAGTCTGATTATCAGAGCGAAGAAGATTAATAATGTTGCCGTTTCAATTCAGGGTGATGCAACTGGTTCTAAACTAGATGCAGGTTCTGGTCAAACTAGAACTACCGCATGGGATTCTGGAGAAATGGTTGTTCAGACACGTAACTCTTCCTTCGGATTAGTTTATGCTGGCGTGTATGACATAGAAGGATCTACAGCACAACAAACAATTCCACCTTCACTAAGAGGTTGGTGGCTCATGGAGTTATAAATGGCGGTACACTACGATTCACTAAAATCAATGAGAACTGCCAAGATTGGCACAATCATGCCCTGGGGTGGTGATGGAGGCAATGGATTCCTTGCTTCCAATATTCCTAAAGGATGGATTGTATGTAAGGGTGATACTCTAACTGCATCTGATTATCCACTATTAGCATCAATGATTGGTGACACTTATGGTGGTGATATGACTGACGCTAGTAATAACCATTATGTGTTCCCTTATATTGATACACCAGCAACATTTAGATTACCACAATTATCTAATAGTGTGTTGATGGATTTGGAGAATTCTAATCTGCAAGAATCTAAGTATCAAAATGGTCAATCAGATGCTCACGCTATAGTTGGATCATTAGTCACTAATTATGGTGAGACAACATCAGTTCCAACAACACATGAAGCAACATCGGATATTGATTTCTCATTAAATCTTGCTGGTAATTTATATTTTAAATTTACTTCAATGAACTTAAGTGCTCCAGATTTCTTGGAGACAGTCTATACATTAAATCGTAAATTGGGTATTAATCATACTCCATCTCATAGTCATGGGGATTCTATTGCATCTACCAATCCAAATGCTACTGGTCCTATGGTATTTGAGACAGACCAAGGTGTTGCAATGAGTGGTAGTTCAACAACAAATATTTGTAATGCAACTCATGGACCTAATACGTGTGCTAATGCTGCTACTCAACCAATATCATGGCAAAATGGTGCTACCAATATAACATTTCATGGTGATGAACAGCATGAGTGGACATTACCACGTTGCGAAAGATTTTTTGAATTTGTTAATGAGACTGGTAAGAATTATTGGAGTCATGTACCAGCTGGTGCTTCTAATTGGAGAGGTACTGATAGAGGATCTGGTCAAGGTACTGCAACTTACACTAGAAATATATTTGGTAAAGGAAATACTTCTGCTATCAATAACTCAACACCAGTAGATTCACACAAAACACCAGCACACATTGGTATGTTCCCAAGGCCTATGGAGAGGAGGTCACGACCAAACTTCTTTGGATATGATGGTGATCCAAGATCAGCTGATGCTATGTCAGATGACCCTGAACATAACAATGCTTCTTATCAAGTAACTGGTGTAACTATTCCTACTGCTACAAGAGAGATTGTGTTGCCAGCAGGAACTAATATTGGAACTTCTTATGGTACTGGTTCTGATACATGGATTCAGCATGATAAGATTACTCCATTGATGTTTGTTACTATTAAAGATCCTGCTAAGAAGTATACTTATTGGACAACAACTGGTGGATCACAGGTACAGAAAGTTGAATATGATCAACCAACTGATAGATATACTGTTACTGTAGCAGACCAATTAGGAACTGTAGGTGGAACAGAGGATTTAATATTCAGACATGGTGCTTGGCCAATGTCAATGAATTTGGGTAAAGAGAATAAGAACCCATTGAATCAGGCCTTTAGAGCACATAATCATGGTAGTTTTGAAATTGCACAGGGCATAGGTTCAATGTCAGGTCCACCATCTCATACTGCTTCTAATGCAGATGGTTCTTCATTGCAAGCAAATAGTCTTGAAGATGCACTAAATATTTCATGTGATACTTCTCAACCTAGTTGTACTATTACGTTCATTATTAAAGCATACTAATGGCAGTATTATATTCAAAAGAAAGATCAAAGTATGGTAATTTAACAGGCCAGATAATATCGTGGCCTGTTGATTATGTTGGTACTCCAGATGAAGCAGTTAATAAAAAGAATTTACCAGCAGGGTATTTGAAGTGTGATGGTACAAAGTATTATGCTGCTGATTATCCTCAATTGGCTGCTATATGTGGTATAGGTGATCAATGTAAGTTTATTAGAAAGAATGTAGATGGGACTAATTTTGATACAGTATTAGATAGTCAGTTTATGGTTCCTGATCTTGGATCTAAGTATCCAGAACCAACTTCAGGTGCTAATGCTGGTCTGTATAATAATATAAGATTGGATAATGCATTAGGTACAGAAGTTAGTAGATCTGGTATTGGTATTGAGGCAACTTCTGCTATTGGAACTCCAGTTAGAATAGATTATGCTGGTCAAATAAATGTTCCCAGTCAGGAAATAGCAGTTAGGGGTAAACCATCATGGACATATTCTGGTGCTACTCACTATACTGATACTGAAGGTGTTGAGGAGAATGCTCTGCATCCACACTCACACTTCCATTCTGCTGTTAGGGAAAGAATTTTGTCTACTCTTGAAAATAGTACTAATGAGCCAAAGACACAGGGTACAACTGGTAGGAGAAATGCATCAACTATTCCTATTCAAGGATGGTTGGATGCTACAGTAAATGGTACTGGTAATCCTGGTAGTGGCCAAGAACAGTGTCGTACTCAACGTTGGTGTCCTGCAACTCCTTGTGGAACTACTATTACTACTCAGGGATTAGGATTACAACAAACAATTTATTGGGGTCATTGTATTATAGGTGGTTGGGAGCCAGGTGGTAATCAATACACATATCAGTGTCTTAGTAATGCTACTTGGAGTGCTGATGGTGGCACAACAAATGGTTCTCCTGATGGACAGAATACTGCTAAGTATGCAAACAAAACTAAAGACCCTATCTTTGGTAATTGTATCTACAATGGTAGTGGAGCTTCTGCATCACACAACTTTACTGTACCTGTAACATATGCTAGTGGATATCCAGGAGTCCCATTGGATTGGGCTAGTGGATCTCTGCATGATGTTGTTCCTCTACAGTCAAACTTTGAGGTTCAAACAAATCGTGTAGTATCAGATGTCATGAATGAGGAGACTGACACTGTAGATTTAACCCAAGCAACTGATCCAACTTTTCATAGTCATCGTGTTGACTTAGTAAAAGGAGATCATACATATAAGGTAAAAACAAATGCTATTGTTGTTAATCCAGAGAATCTAGAAACAACAATGACTATAGGAGCAGATGCATCAGTTTCCATTGATTCTGCTTGTGCTCCATTTATTGTAATGGAATATCTAATTAAAGTATAATCACATGACCCAAGGATATAGAAATGCTAGACAGGGGTATTTGACAGATCTTCTTACAGATACTACTCCTATTGGTTCTATTGTTACCAACTTAAAAGCTGGTGCGAATTCATATGACCATAGTTTTGTTAGATCAAGTTCTGGTTCATATCCAGCATTAGATGAGGCTAGTGGTAATGCTTATACTACTGGAGATGATCCTGCATATACACATGAAGGGTATTTGTATTGTGATGGAACAGAATACAGTATAAGTGATTACCCTGGATTATATGAGATTGTTGGCACGAAGTATGGTGGAAGAGCAAGTGGTGGTATTGATGTATCACTTGAAGGTCAGGCTAATACGATCACTCATAATGGTGTTGCTAATGCCAATAGAACTGCTGGAACATATGCAAATGTTCAAGGTACAACAACTAGTAATGGTATTGGTGCTGTATTTCAAGTTGTAGTTGCAGCAAATGGAACTCCAACAATTACTGTAACATCAAAGGGATATGGATATTCTGTTAATGATACAATAGTTATTCCTCATGATCTCACTGGTGGTGGTCAAGTTGATATAACTGTAACAGTAGCTAGTATTGCAGGTGGTGGTGGATCTGGATATACAACAGCTTCTGCTGTTACTGTTACTGCCGCACCAACAGGTGGAACTACTATACTTGCAAATGTAGGATCTGTTGATTCAAATGGTAAAATTCTTACGATAAATGTAACTAACGGTGGAGCAGGATATACTGCTGTACCTACTGTAACTGTTGCTGGTGGAACTGGTGCTACTTTTGTAGTTAGAATGACAGATATCACTGCAACTGGTGGTGCAACATTACAAGGAATTAGTACTGCTAATGTAATGGGTTTTTGGGGTGATTTATATCTAGGAACATTTAAAGTTCCTGATATGGTTGCTAGAAAGGTTGTTGGTAATGGACCTGTATTTGGTTCTAATTCACCTACTATTGGTAATGCTAGTATATCTACTGGTACTACTGGTGGCGGGTGGTATTTGGATAAGACGTTACAAGATGACTATTTTTCATTAGGTAGGATTGTTACTACTGGATATGATAAGGTAATTGAGAGTACTGGATGTACACTTATTGGTAAACAGGATGTTACTGTTTCAATGAGAGAGAAGAAGTTAGCTGGTGTACCTCAACATAGTCATATTGTTTATCACTCTATTCCTGGTGATAACCAGTGGGTTGGAACAGCAAGTGGTGACAGATATTTACAAGATTATAAACCTTCAACAGGAAGAATTACTAGATGGTATCCAACTGGTGATGGTATTGTGATGACTCATAAGCATGGACTTTTAAGGAGACCACTTAGTGATAATACTGTGGCAACTTATGACGCACTTGATTATGCAGGTGGAATGGGAGGAGTTGGTGGAACACAAGATCCTCCATTATCATGGGCAACTGGTGCTAATGGACCTGATAGTTATTATTTGGCATCAGGTGCTGCTGGTTCTGGTAATTATGAGTTTCAAACTACTATCCCAGCTCCAATATCCGAAATATTTACTGTAAACTCAATAATTGGTGGAAGGCAAATAACAACTGGTGGTACTCCAATATATGATTATAGTAATGAATGGATAAGAACTAGTCCTGGTAGTCAAACTATTGATTTAACTGCTATCAGTGGTACTCCTGATAAACTCATTTATGACATATATGGTGCTGGTGGATCAGGTGCTGCTGGTACTCAAGCAGGAAATGATGGTGGAGAGAGTTATGTGAAGGTTGGATCTGGTGCTGAATTATTTTTAAAAGCTGGTGGTGGTAAGAAAGGTAATGCAACTTCAGGTTTAGCTGGTGGTAGTGGTGGAAATGGTGGTACTTTCACAAATAC